CCTTGTCTTTGGTGTTATCACCATTGACAGTTGAAAGGTAGCACAATTGGTGATAACACACAATCCATAAAAAACACTTTTTTCGCTTTTTTTGACGTTTTTTGTGTCCAGACACTTAACAGAAATGGTATTAAATCCCGTTAATACAAATAATTAATTACTTAAAAAGATATTTTCGGTTAATCAGATTGTCTATATTTGACCAAATACAGAAGAGAAGAGAGCATAATATATATCACTTACCAGTAATATATACTTGGCATCTACCATACTATCTAAAACTCGGGTTATTCCCCAACATCCCAGCCCGTTAGTACACACTATATCTAGTATCCTCCATAACAAATAACACACTAGCAAACATCATCAAAACAGACCATTTAAACGCCCAACAACCATGCCCAATTTTCCCAACCACTACTCCCTACACTTCCATGCAAACTAAATCAAACCTACACTAGTCGAGCCTCGGGCCTGGATGACACACATTTAGAGAAGCTTAAAGGAATTGTTTTTTTAGTTAAACAAAGAGGTAAAGAGGAGGGGAGGTCAAAAGGCATACCCCCAGGCGCCGATTCACGATCCAAAACTGCTTGTCTTAGTCCTTCACAGTTTGCGAAATTTTTCCATAGGCAACCGTATGGAAGCCGTATATGGCAGTGATTTTTATGCAAAAGGCACAGATTTTCCCGAGGTTGTATCTTCGATGATTGAATAAATGATGCATAAATGGGTTTCTCACCGAGTTTGTTGTAGTGTTTGAGGGTTGATTTTAGGGGCAAGGTACGCTAGATTTAGGGTGTGTTGTATGTGTTTTCACAAAATGTTCGTATTTGAACACGTTCAGAGGGATGAGGATGCCGATAGTCAAGAAATACAGCGATCTGAGTGCGAAGAAGAAGGCTTTTGTAGAATTCTACATCAAAAGCGGGGATGTGGCGGACTCCGTATTCGCGGCGGGGTTCAAACAGGGGTGCGACAAGACCTCGAAGAAAGAGAGGATGCTGGCCGATTCCTTGGGAAGGAGGATGCTGAAAGACCCTTTGGTTCATGACTACATAGCCATGAACAAGCCGCTTCCCCTGCCTGCGCAGGGAGTGATAGACGAGCCGGCGATAGTGGAGAGGATGTTCCTGATAATGATGGGGAGGACGCAGAGGACGGCGTTCACGAAGAAGGGTGACCCGATAATCGAGGAGCCGTCTTTCAGGGATCAGACCGAAGCCGCGAAAGTGCTGTTGATGATAAAGAAGATGCAGGACAAGCAGATACCTGTCGAGCAGAGGGGTGTTGCGATTTCAAAGAGACTGGATGAGCTTATCGCATCGACACAGCTTGGATACGAGACGGAGGGAAACGATGAGTGATTATTTGAAGCACCTTCTTGTGAATCTTGGGATAGCGCTTTTCGGTGCGGTGAACCTTCCGTTCGCCATAGGCGCATCTCTTGGTGCGTCTTTCGGTAAGGAATACGGAGATTCCAAAGCCCCTGGGAACAGGTGGGACTGGAAGGACATACTGTACGACATCATAGGACTTGCGATAGGTGTTTCAATCGTCCTTCTCTACAGACTGATGACAGGAAGAGGCAACATGATGGACTTATGAAGAGAACGATAACGTTCATGAATATTCCGATTGATGTGATACTCGATGCCGGTTTTGACACGGGACATGATAACTGCGGCGCAGTCACATCGTGGGATGTCGACAAGGGTGAGTTCTCGTTGGCGTTCAGATACGTGGATATAGGACACATAGCGCATGAGTGCTGGCATCTGTTCATGAGGATCATGCAGTGGATGGAGCGCGACAACTGTTTCGCGTTCTCCGAGCTTGCCACAGAGCTGTATGCGTGGAACTTCGGCAATCTTGTTGACGAGGTGTTCAAGGCTGTCGTCGGAATGGGGGAAGAGCTTGATGACAAGGGAAGAAAGGATAAGGAAACAGAAAGAGTACCATCGGAAGGTTGAGTCAGCATGGAAGAAGGCGAAGGAAGTCGGCGAGGAAGTCGGATTCGTCCGGAAGATGGTCTGCAGCGACATCTACTTCCTTCTTTACTATGTCTTGGAGAGAAAGGACATCTGCTATGAGGAATGGTGGGAGAAGGATACGATAAACATAGACGGAGAGGAAGTCGAGAAAGGCGAAGGTGACGAAGTAGTAAAGGACAACGTTGGCAATGTTATAGAAGACCCGAAGAGAGGCAGGCTTTGGAGATACTACAGACCTTTCCTGTTCGAGAGGTGCAGGGAGATACAGAGAAACCCCGATGGGTATCTGGACATATATGCCCGTGACCACTACAAGACCACAATGATAACCTACGCCCTCACCATTCAGGAGATACTGAAGAACCCCGAGATCACCATATGTATCTATTCATATAACATATCAACTGCTCAGAAGATGATGGTTCAGATACGCAGTGCCTTGCAGAACCATACTTTGGTCACCTGTTTCCCCGATATCCTGTTCTCCAACGTAAACGTCTCATCTTGGAAAGACTCTATGGGAAACTCCCATAGAATGGAGTGGGCAAACGAAGGTTTCACAGTGAAGAGGGTCGGAAACCCGAAGGAGCATACGGTCGAGTGTTCTGGTTTGGTGACTGGTCAGAAAACAGGAGGCCACTACAATCTTTTGATCTACGATGACACGGTCACTCCCGAATCGGTTTCAACAAGAGCGCAGATAGACAAAACGACACAGATGTTCGAGATGAGCCTGAATACCGGTTCCACTGCGAACATGAGGATAAGGATGATAGGAACACGCTATGCTTTGGGCGACACATACGAGCACATCCTTAAGAACGGAACGGTCAAGCTTAGAAGATTCCCATGTGTCGATGACGAGGGCAAATCCGTTCTTTACTCGGACAAGATTCTCAAATGGAAACTATCGAGGATGCACGGAAGCGTAGTCGCCACTCAGATGTACTGCGACCCTCAGGCGAACAGCGCTTTCAATTTCCTCATGGACTGGATTCCCGAAAGGATAAGCTTCAAGAGCATAGATCTGGACAAGTGGAACTGGTACATAATCTGCGACCCAGCTCAGAAAATATCGGATGATGCAGACTACACCATCATGTGGTGCGTCGGAGTCTCCGGAAAAGGTGATGACAAGACATTCCTATGGGCCGATCTGATAAGGGACAAACTCTCTCTTGAAGGAAAGCAGAAAGCTCTCTTCGACATGGTTTCGAGATTCACCAACTCAAGGAAGAGGCCGACGGTGTTCTATGAAAGAGTCAGTATGCAGAGCGACATCCAGCACTATCAGTATGTGATGAATCAGACAGGTTATGTCTTCGACATCCTTGAGGCTTCGGGAAAGCCGAAATTGAATTACGGAATGACGGCAAGCGGAAACAACCTGAAGTTCAAGGACTTGAGGATAAGTGCCTTGCAGCCTTCTTTGAAACAGGGAAGACACAGATTCGTTGAATCGGCTGTCCATGTGAACTGGAAAGGCGACAACGAAGACATGCTTGCTTCTTTCTTTGATGAGGAATACAAGAATTACCCGTTTGCCGAGCACGATGACGGATTGGATGCGATGTGCAGATGCGTTGATTTGGACGTTGGAGTCCAGATGGTCGGACTGGATCTGTTCACGAGACAGAAGAAAAAGGAGACAGCAGACCCGTTGGATTACCACTCGAATAGGATTTACCAACCCATCAAGGGTTTTTCACAGTTCTCAAGAGCATATAAATAAACGCTAGTGTTGACATATGAACAACTTGCATCTATCATGACACTAGATGTAGTGTTTCTGTTTCAATGGGAACACTATACATTGAGGTCACGATGGATAAGAGAGAGCTTGTCAAAAATCTTGAAAGAAGATTCAGGACTCTGCAGGAAGTACGCAAACTGAACGAGGAAAGAAGGTGGTACGCTATGGCTCTTGCGAACCATAGGACGCAGAGTGCGTCACTTTCTCCTTCTCCAGTACCTGAGATTGTTCGTCAGACAGATGTTTCCGTCAATGCCATCGAGGACTTCGAGAACTTTTTCATCGGGAATCTTGTATCCCCGAACATCAACTGGTTGGGCATCCAGTACAAGGCCAACGACATGACAAGTCAGGATGATATCGCGGGAGCAAACGATTTCATCGGTGAAGTCAGAAACGCAGTCTTGGACGAAATGGCGTCCAGCAACTTCTATCAATCAAATGAACTCGCCACCAAGGATATGCACACAGGTGCTTGTGCGGCGGTTCTTGTCAGGAATGACCCCAATGCCGACGACAAAAGAGGTAGATGCGTCTATACGGTACTTACACCTTGGCAATTTTGGGTGGACACCGACCAGTACGGCGAGTACGACACCCTCTTCTACAAGAAGACGATGAACGTGGCTCAGGCTTATGAGATGTTCGGGGAGAAACTTCCCGAATGGATGAAGAAGATAATCGAGAGAGGAGATCCTTTCGAGCAGTGGTATGACTTCCTGTTGTGTATCTATCCGAGAAACAAGATGTACAGAAGAAGAACTGTCTTCGCAAAGCAGAAGAAGTTCGCAGTTGTTTGGATGTACCTCAATGGAGCAAGCACAACAGAAACGAATACCGGCCCTTCTGAGATAATCGAGGAATCTGGAAGCGATTATTTCCCTGTGAACGTAGGCTGTTGGATGACAGATGGTGATAATCCTTATGGAACTTCGCCTGTAATGAGAAACATGGTCTCCATTGATAAGCTTGACGGACTCTCATATGAGACGATGCTTACTCTTCAGAAGATGAACCACCCTGCCTATACAGGTGTTCAGGCTTCATTGGAAGGATTCTCAGATGACCCAGGCTCAAGGAACGCAGTGACTTCTCCCGAGCTTGCACCACAGCCTATTCAGCTTACTCAGAACGTCGAGGGCGCTTTCGCTGTTCAGGAGAAGCAGGAGCAGGCTGTTCAGAAGATGTTCAGGAACGATATCTTCAACTACCTCTCCCGTCAGGATATGCAGAAGGTCTACACCGCAACTCAGGTAAATGCTGTCAAGGCCGAACAGCTTTCACTTTTGGCTTCTGATTTCGGATCATATGGAAAGTGGATAGCGGGTCTTGTAACTCTGACCATCCTTACTATGAGCGAGAACGGAAGACTTCCAGAAGGAGCATCCGAAATCCTGAAGGGAAACGGAAAGACAAGAATATTCATCGAGTCCACTTTGGCTCAGGAGCTGAGAGCTTATACCAACAGAGATGCGAACATATCACTTTTGGAGCAGTGTTTGGTGTTCATGAACCTTCAGCGTCCTGATGCACTTCAGAATTACGATTTTGACGAGATGGCAAGAGGAATAGCTTCAGGACTTGGTGTAGACCACAAAGTAATCAAGGACAAGGTGAAGGTTGAACTGGAGAGACAGATGCAAGCTCAGATGCAGCAGCAGCAGATGGAACTTCAGAATTCACTTACACAGAGCGAGATTAACCGAAATAACGCAGGAGCGTCGAATTATAACAATGCAAACGGTGCAAACCAGTATGGAGGAT